CTTAGTGTAAACAGTTCGGAATTCCCTTATTACTATGCCGATCCCTTACCGTCCCGGTATTGGTCTTCGGACAATTACAATAAATGTTTTTATATTTAATCATTAAAACCGTTCTTTGATTTATTTAAAGAAGTGAAAAACTTTGCAGATTTTGGCTAAAAATCTCAACTTCTCTGATATTGGATTATATTGTTTCCTTTATTTATGAGAACTTCCGATTTATGCCAAAAATACCTATCATTTTATTTTTTTTATAAACTCGTTTTTGAAACGCCCTGTTTATAGGGGTTACAAAGCGTCTGTTTTCATTTTTTGCAAACTTTTTTATTGAAAAGCAGAGTTTTTGAATTTTACAAAAATTGGAAAAGATTTTTTTCAACTTCGAGAGTTTTTGTTTTCGAAGAAATTTCTAAAAGATTTTTTTCGAAATCAGACTTTTGAATTTTTGCAAAAAAGTAAAAAGATTTTTTTTGAGTTTGAAGTTTTGTAAATTTGGAAAAAATAAAAAAGAATTATTTTAGAAAAATAGTTTTGGAGTTTTTCAAAAAAAAGAAAAAGAATTTTTCGGAAAGTGAAAAGTTTTATTTTTGCAAAAATGTTTTAGAAAATATTTCAGAAATGAAAAGTTTCAGATTCGGAAAAAAAGTTTAGAAAAATTTTTCAGTTTTGAAAGTTTCGAGTTTGAAGAAAAAAGTTTTTAGATTTATTCGGAAATGAAAACTGTTGAAGTTGAACAAAAAAGTATGGAAAAAACAGAAAACGAGGCTCTACAACGCCCTGTTTATAGGTGTTTCAAATTTGGGTTTATAAAAAAAACAAAATGACAGCAATTTATAACAAAAAACGCAACTTCTCAATAATAAGTGACTTAGGATATTGCAATGTTAGAGAAGTTGAGATTTATAGGCAATAATAATGAAATGGAAATAAAGGAAGCGATAAAAATAAATCGAATCAAGATGTAGTAAATGCAATCAATTCATTGAGTGCTGAGGATATTGCTTTGCTTGAATATGACTGGGAGGGTATATGGGCAAGGGATAAGCAGATATTGCCTCTAGGTGACTGGTTTGTGTGGTTATTGTTAGCAGGACGGGGATTTGGCAAGACCCGCACAGGTGCCGAAACGATGAGAATATGGAAAAATCAAGTTCCTATCATTCACTTAGTTGGCGAAACCGCTGCGGATGCAAGGGATGTAATGATTGAGGGAGAAAGTGGAATTTTGGCTACAAGTCCGAGAAATGACAGACCACTATATGAACCCTCGAAACGTAGGGTTACATGGAAAAACGGATCAGTTGCAAATGTATTCTCAGCAGAAGACCCTGACCAGCTCAGAGGGCCGCACTGTCATAAGGCATGGGCTGATGAATTGGCAAAGTGGCGTTATCCTGATGCCTGGGATCAGCTTGTTTTAGGTGCTCAATTAGGTGATAATCCTCAAATTATAGTAACTACAACACCCCGGCCAACAAACATAATCAAAGAATTGATAGAGCAAAAAGACACTTATTTAACTACCGGCACGACATTTGAAAATAAAGCAAACCTATCTGAAAAATTTATTGAAAACATTGTCAAACGATATAAGGGTACAAGACTTGGAAATCAGGAATTACTTGCTCATATATTAACAGATATTGAGGGTGCTTTGTGGAATATGAAATTAATTGAGGAAAACAGGGTGAAAAAAGCACCTGTTATGAAAAGAGTTGTGGTAGCTATTGACCCGGCGGTTAGTGCAAAGAAAACAAGTGATGAAACAGGGATAGTCGTAGCGGGTTTGGGAGTTGATGACAAAGGATATGTACTTGGTGATAAGTCGGGAATATACACACCAAACGGATGGGCGAAAAAAGCTATCAATGCTTATTATGATATTGAAGGCGATAAAGTGATCGGTGAGGTGAATAACGGTGGCGATTTGATTGAAAATACACTTAGAACCCTAGATGTTAGCATCCCATATAAATCTGTTTGGGCAACTAGGGGAAAATTAACCAGAGCAGAGCCAATCCATGCTTTATATGAACAAGGTAGAATAAAGCACGTTGGTAATTTTGAGGGCTTAGAAACTCAAATGACAACATGGGATGCCGCAGCCGGCGAAAAGTCACCTGACAGGGTAGATGCCCTGGTTTGGGCATTTACGGAATTAATGATTAAAAATATTAACACAAATGTATGGGCATGAAACTAACAAATATTTTCAAAAATAGTAAAGCTGATGCCCAAAGGAGGCAATTAGCTGAACTCGGAAGCACGATAAGCCAGAATAATGAATTGTATCGTGCATTATATGAAATGCTTAGTTCGGGAATGCCGCTTGATGTGGATTCTCATGTAAAAGAATACGTTAAAGAGGGATATGAGGGCAATCCTGACCTGTTTAGTATCGTCATAAAACTTGGAGGTATGTTTGCCAGTGTGCCTTTACGCCTCAAAATGATAGTCGGTGACCAGGAAGAAGATGCGGAAAATGCCGAGATCGAGAAGCTAATGAGCCAGACAAATTATTACCAGACATGGAATGAGTTTAAAGTGACTTGGGCTGTGTTCAATTACATTACCGGGAATAGCATTGTTTACGCTCCGAAGTTAGAAGCCGGAATGAATGCAGGAAAGATGAATACTGACGGGTTATTAATGGTGCCGGCTCAGAATGTCAATATTATTTCCGGAGGGTGGAGAAAACCGATTGACAAATATGTTCTGGATATAGACCAATCATATCACTTAAAAGTAGAGGATATATGGCATGAACGCTTTGCCCCCACTCTAAAATATGAGGGTGGGGCAAATTTCATGGGAACGTCACCTATTAAGGTGGCGAGAAACATAATCAATTCACAAAATAAGGGATATGAAGTAACGGCGAAGATGTACGCTTATGGACACCCGCCTGGTATTATTTCTAAAGAAGATAACGAAGGAGGGTCAACATCGGCAGAGCAGGAGGCTAATTTCAGGAAAACATATAAGCAGAAATATCAGGGAATAAACAATATGACCGTTCCGATATTCACACTTGGAAAGCTGTCATATACAAAAATCGGGTACGAGAACCTGGAGGAATTACAGATTATTCAGATGTCCGAACATGGCAGGCGTATATTTTGCAACCTCTTGCAATGTCCTGCCGAGTTGTTTAATGATTCAAGTGCGAAAACCTACAATAATCAATTACTTGCAGAGAAGGCAATTTATACAAATCGTATTATTCCGGACCTTACCAGTTTCTGCGAAGGGTTTACAATGTTGATAAAACCTTATGGTGATTATAAGCTGGTACCGGATTATTCAGAGGTCGAAGCATTGCAGGATGACAGGGAGAAAAAATCTAAATGGGTGGCAGTTGGTGTCAGTGTTGGTGCTTACAGTCCGAATGAGTTCAGGAAAAAGATGGGTGATGAGCCGGTGGATGACCCTGCAATGGATGTAAGGCGCACAGGTGCTAATATGATGCCGATTGATGAGGACTTTGCTGATGTTGAGGAAGAGGATTTAAGAATTCAGGATTCAGACAAATTTTACAGAGATAATAAAATGGAATTGGAGATGTAGTATTAAATATAAAATTATGATAAGAAAAAAAGAATACTGCGAACATTGTAAAAAATTTGTATTACATATAAAATATAGTTATGGTTGGTATTGTTTGGAATGTAAACTATATAAACCAGAAACAGAAACAGGTTAATTAAACATAAAACATAATTATCATGGCAAAGAAAAAGACCGAAACAAAAGAGGAATGGAAAGAGTTTTTTACTGAAAAGCAAGTAACAGCATTTTTGCAGAAGCAAATTGCTGATTGTGCAGATACAATTCAGGGCGATAACCTGAGTGAGTACACTGCGAAAAGGAAAATACTGGCGGTTAAACTCGTTGATATTAAGTAGCTATGGAAACAGCAATAGATAAACATGGGTGGAAAATCCTTGAACTATTGGGCATTGATACTAAAAATGCTGTGGAAGCTACGATAAAGATTAAGGTACATAATCTTATGACCGTTGAGGTAATTAGTTTAATTAAGGTAGACGGTAATTTTGTACTAAATGAAGATGAAACTGACCTTAAAAAAGTATTAAAGAAGTACGTATTTAAGGAAATCAAAGAATGAGACCAAGAAAATGGCAGACAATCAATAGAAGGCGTGGTGCTTTCCGTGCCAAGTTAAAGCCAGTGTTTATGAAAGCATTGGAGAAGCAAATAAAACCTCTCTATGATGCGATTAAGAATACTGACATTAACCAACTTGAAGTACCCGACCTTAACAATGAGCCTATCCAAAAGGCGTATAAAAGGTTATATCATATTGTAGCCTTAGACAGTGCAATATCGGACAGGAGATTGGTTAAGTCAAATAATAATATTGCCATTTTAAAGAATGAAAACAGGATTATTAATGATCTTATCAGTGCTGAAATAGCTGAATATTTGGCAACGGAAGTCGGGCTGACAATCACAGCAATAGGGAATACAAGCAAAATAATGCTGCAAAACCTGTTAAAAGATATTGTACCTGAAATTATTGAGCAAGGAATTGGCACCGGTGCAGCTCAAACAATGCTAAGGGATAGAATAAAGTCGGCTTGGCATAGTGCAAGATATTACAGGACTGAAAGGATAGTGAGAACAGAAGTTGGAAGGGCGGCGAACTGGGGAAGTATTACAGGCGTGCGGAGTGTCGGTGTGAAGGTGAACAAGCATTGGGTTAGTGCTTATTCATCAACTTCCAGACCGGAACACATGACAGATCAGACGGTAGATATAGATGAAATGTTTGATATTGGCGGCGAATTAATGGATTATCCTTTAGACCCGGGGGCGAGTGCGGCCAACACTATAAATTGCCAGTGCGGTGTGAATTATAGCAATAAGGAAATATAAAAAATATTATTAACTTTGCATAAAACATAAGCCCATGATAATAGATAAGAATTGTGAACATATTATCAAAGACATTGATAAAACAAAAGGGATCGTAACAATGTATGTGAATGCTTTTGACAATAGAGATAGCGATGGCGATATATCCGTCAAAGGGTCGTTCGCTAAAACTACCAAAGAAAATTTGCACAGGATAAAACACTTCTTGAATCATAATGGCGATTTTTTACTTGGGGTGCCAATAGATTTTAAAGAAGATGACTTCGGATTACTTGCAACCTCACAATTGAATATGACCAAACAGATTGTTAAAGATGTATTTTCAGATTACGTTTTATTTGCAGAACACAATAGAACACTTGAGCATTCGGTAAGGGTTGAGGATATGAAAAGGGATGAAAAAGACCAGCGTAGAGTATTGGAATGGAAATTATGGGAGTATTCAACTCTTTATACTTGGG